AAGATGGCTTTCATCACTTTGTATTTGATAACTTCTTTAACAACTATCTATCAAGAAAACATTGGAGAGTTCCATACCAAAGAACATCACAAATGTTAAAAGATGATTTAAATTGTACAACTAAACGTGTAGGTAAAACAAAACTATCTGTGTTTGTTGTAGCTAGATTTGATAAAAAAACAGAAACATACAAACCAAAAACATTTAAGAAAGAAAATTATTAGTGAAATATTTTATAAGAGTATACAAAGGTATAGAACACAAAGTTGTAGGTTCTGAAGATGATACGAAAGTTTGTGATGGATGTGATTTAGAATTTAATCAAAAAAATTTTCACATAGCTAGTCCTAAAACAAATAGAAAAACTCAGGAGATGTATAAAAGATTAAAAAATAAATGTAAAGATTGTGAAAATAAATTGCGTGGTATAAGACATGCTTTAGAAAAAGATCCTTCTACACCACCAAAACCAGAAAATTGTGAGCACTGTGGTAAAGGTAATACTAGAATTGTATTACATCATAATCACGCAACAGGTAAGTTTGTAAGATGGGCATGTGTAAATTGTAATAGTAGATTTGTGCATGATACATTAGAAGAACATATGAAGGATGCAGAAAGGTGGTATGAAGAATGAGACATATAATTTATGGACCACCTGGTACAGGTAAAACACATACATTATTAGGACATATAGAAAAGTTTTTAGCTAACACACCACCAGATAAGATTGGTTATTTTACATTTAGTAAGAACGCTGCACAAGAAGGTAAACAAAGAGCAGTAGATAAATTTAAACTATCTTACAATGACGTACCATACTTTCAAACACTACATTCATTTTGTTTTAATCAACTTGGTATAAATAGAAACCAGGTAATGCAACCAAAACATTACAAAGAATTATCTGAGAAGATGCAAATAGAATTAGAAGGTGCAAGACAAGACGAAGACTATGAAGGTATATTTTATTCTCCAGATCCATACATACAGTTAATAAACTTAGCACGATCAAAAGAGATGGACCCAATAAAATTTTATCATTTGAATAACAACTCAAAGATACAATTAAGTAAATTAGAAATTATAGTTGAAGAGTTAGAGAATTACAAAGAACAGAATGGTTTGATTGACTTTCCAGATATGCTAGATAAATTTATAGCAAGTGGGGAAGCACCGAGTCTAAGAGTTATGTTTGTAGATGAAGCACAAGATTTAAGTTTGATACAATGGAGATTGGTTAAGAAGATAGAAGAGAAGTCTCAAGACTCATACATATCAGGTGACGATGACCAGGCAATCTACAGATGGAATGGTGCACATGTAAGTACATTTATAAATTTAGAAGGTGATAGAACTGTACTAGACCAATCACAAAGGGTACCACAGATACCTTTTCAATTAGCAAACAAGATAATAAAAAAAGTACACAACAGAGTAGAAAAAGAATGGCTACCAAAAGAAGAAGAAGGATCTGTTTCTTACTGTAGCAATCTTCATGAAGTAGATTTCTCACGTGGTAAATGGTTAGTGTTAGCACAAGCTAACTATATGTTAGCAGGTATTGGAAACATATTAGATGAAAAAGAATTATATTGGCAAAGAAGAAATGCTGTGCCGAGAGTAAAAAATATTTATGAAATTATATTGAAATGGAATGACTTACGAAAAGGTATACCTTTACATTATAATGATGTTAAGAAGATCGCTGCAAAAATGACCAAAGATAATTGGGATCCAAAGTTATTAAAAACAATAATCAAAGATGGTTTCTATGACATAGATACTTTGAAAGAGAAATATGGACTTAACACAGAATCTGAATGGGACGAAGCATTAAATGAAATAGGTGATGAAGACATAAAGAAGATAAAAAAATTAATTAAGTCAGGAGAAAACTTAGACAAGAATCCTAGAATTAGTATTTCTACAATACATGGCGTTAAAGGTAATGAACGAGAGAATGTAGTTGTAATAACAGACTTGGCTGGTGCAGCATTTATTGATTATGAAAAAGATCCAGATGATACACACAGATTATTTTATGTTGCCTGCACAAGAACAGAAAAAAACTTATACATAATAGAACCACAAACAAAGAAAGCATACAATCTATGACAAATAAAAAAGATTGGGATGAAGCATTCCCACAAGACAAACAGATAGGTGGGAGTCACTACAAAGACTTTCACATTCAACCTTGGACATTTATAAGAAAAAACGAACTCAATCCATTTCAAGCAAATGTAATTAAATATGTATGTAGATATTTAAACAAAAATGGTATAGAAGATATAAACAAGATCAAACACTATTGTGATTTAGAAATTGAACACATGAAAGATATGAAAAATGCCAAAAGCAAGTAAGATTGTAAAAACTATTAGCATTAATAAAAAATATAAATTTAATCTAGAAATTTATCTAGGACTAGAAGAAAAATTTTCATGGGAGATATTTCCTCATGACTATAACGCGGCTTTATATGCATTTAGCAATAAAGATAAACTTAATAAGACTATAGAGAGTAAACATATCTATGAACCAAAACAAACCAATATTTAAACCACAGACAGAGTGGCTACCACCTGAATCTTTTCCTGACTTATCAAAGTATGATGAGATTGCAATTGACTTAGAGACAAAGGACCCAGGATTAAAATCTACAGGGTCTGGTTCTGTGATTGGTAATGGTGCAGTAGTTGGAATAGCAGTTGCTGTAGAAGGTTGGTCTGGATATTATCCTATCGCACACGAAGGTGGTGGTAACATGGATAAGAACATGGTCATAAAATGGTTTACCGAGGTACTAAAAACACCTGCAATTAAGATATTTCACAATGCAATGTACGATGTATGTTGGATTAGGTCTATGGGCCTTAAAATAGAGGGTAGAATAGTAGATACCATGATTGCTGGCTCTCTCGTGGACGAGAATCGCTTTCGTTACGATTTAGGTAGTTTGGGTCGTGATTACGTCGGAATCGGCAAAAATGAGGCTGTATTGAAGGAAACTGCAGCGCATTGGGGCATCGATCACAAGGCAGAGATGTATAAACTACCTGCAATGTATGTTGGTGAGTATGCTGAACAAGATGCAGTGTTAACATTTAAATTATGGCAAGAGATGAAGAAACAAATTGAACATGAGGATGTACAATCTATCTTTGATCTTGAAACAGAATTATTTCCCTGTTTAGTTGACATGAGATTTTTGGGTGTAAGGGTAGATGTAGATGCAGCACACCAATTAAAAAAAGAATTAGTAACAGAAGAACAGAAATGTTTATTAGAAGTTAAAAAACAAACCGGTGTTGATGTACAAATCTGGGCAGCAAGATCTATAGCTCAAGTATTTGATAAATTAAAATTACCTTACGAGCGAACTTTAAAAACTGAAGCACCAAGCTTTACTAAAAATTGGTTACAGAATCAAACACACCCTGTTGCAAAAGCAATTGCCAATGCAAGAGAGATTAATAAATCACATACAACTTTTATAGATACAATATTAAAACATTCACACAAAGGTCGTATTCATGCAGAGATCAATCAAATTAGATCCGATCAAGGTGGTACAGTAACAGGACGTTTCAGTTACAACAATCCAAACTTACAGCAGATACCAGCACGGAACAAGGAACTTGGACCACGGATCAGGAGTTTGTTTATTCCTGAAGAAGGTTGTACTTGGGGTTGTTTTGACTACTCACAACAAGAACCACGTCTTGTTACACACTATGCTAGTCTCGATGATTTATATAAAGTAAACGAAGTTGTTGATGCATACAATGATGAGCCTGATACAGACTTCCATAAAATTGTTGCAGACATGGCTAACATACCTAGATCACAAGCTAAGACAATTAACCTTGGTTTGTTTTATGGTATGGGTAAAAATAAATTACAGGCAGAGTTAGGTGTATCAAAAGAAAATGCTGATGATCTATTTAGAACGTATCATGACAAAGTCCCTTTCGTTAAGATGTTAATGGAAAGTGTAATGCGTAGAGCCCAGGACAAAGGTCGAGTTAGAACTTTACTTGGACGTAGATGTAGATTTAATTTGTGGGAGCCTAACCAGTTCGGGATACATAAAGCATTAACTCATGAAGATGCACTCCAGGAACATGGACCAGGGATCAAGCGTGCCTTTACATACAAAGCATTGAATAAATTGATACAAGGATCTGCAGCTGATATGACTAAAAAAGCTATGGTTGATCTGTACAAGGAAGGTATCATACCGCATATACAGGTACATGATGAACTTGATATATCGGTCGATGGTAATGCAGATAAAATAAAAAAGATTATGGAGTCTGCAGTAGAATTAGAAGTACCTAACAAAGTGGACTATGAATCTGGTCCTAATTGGGGTAATATAAAATGAGGATAAATTATGGCTTACTTGAATGCAAACATACCGGCAACTTATGCACAAATAAAAAGAGAATATTTATATGACCTTAAAAAACATCATGGAGAAGTTGAAGACTGCATTGTGTTTGGTCTTAGCGCTCTTACAGGCCGTAGTATATTATTTCATGCTATTATGGAAAACGGTGCAATATTTTATCGCTTACCAATTAGCGCGTTTATTCAACAGGGATTTGAACCATCCGGAGTGCCCGCAAGACGACTTGATGAACTACAGCTCTGGAATTGTTTTTCTTATTATCCTTCTGTCCATCGTTGGGATATATTAGACGGACAAGCCGGTAAGTATATCGGAAAAGATAAAAAATGGCACCCAGGAAAATATTTATTTACAGTTGACTTTGCACATCCAGAGTCTAATATACTTGACACTGATCATTCAGAGATTCCGCACGAACACAAGTGCGCTCACATAATTGCCCTCGATGACGGTAATTTTGCAGCACAACCTAACAATCGATGTATATGGGACATACCTTCTTTCACAGTGAAAGATGATATTCCTGATTGGAAAGTGCAGACTTCTGAGTGGAATGTAGAAGATAGTAGAGCTTGGCGTACAGAAGATACGGATAAGTTCTTCTATGAAATAGAGGAGAAAAAAAATGATTAAAAAAATGAAAAGTAAAGCTATGCATTACTGGTCAGACCACAAGATTGAATGTCTTGTAGTTGCAGTTTTAGTTATAGCTTACATAGTTAAGTAATGAATTTAGTAGATTTATTAAAAAAAAATATAGTAATGGTTCCAGTCGTGGCTTCAGTCTTGGTTGGAACTTTTACTGGTGTTCGTTACATTGTAAATCTTACTGACACTATTAATCAAAACGAATTAAGACTTACTAATCTTGAAAGAGATGTAGGTGTATTAGAAAAAAATATTACAGATATTAATACAAGACTATCTTCTGCTGAAGCAACAT